AGAATTACTCGGACTGCGGAGCAGCAGAAGCACTTCGGGAGGAAATCACGGAGATGGTGAAGCAGAACGACCGATGCCTGAACGAGGACAACGCATCGGAGATAGAGATGATGCGAATGGACGAAGTGCCATTGCCAGAGCTACTGACGAAAGCCAAAGAACTTCTCGACCAGCAGCAGGAAGCAGTGAGCAGCTGGTACACGGTGAAGCCAGACGAGGAGGACGAGGAAGAAATGTAGCCTCAGCCAAACAGCCTGAACCAAAATTTAAGCGCAACTATCTATATCCTGAAGACTCTTCAGAGGTAGATAATATGACACCTCAACAGCGACTACGGTCGAATGTTGAGGCTTTGGAGGTTGTGCGTACCTTAATGAAAGAGGGACGTGAGGCTACTGCGGATGAGCGTGATATACTTGGTCGCTATCGTGGATGGGGAGGTGTAGACTTAGGCAGAGCCTATTCTACCGACATGATGCGTAGAAGTTCTAATGGAAGATGGGGGACGCAGACAGAAAATGATAAACTGCTTTCACGTCTTGCGGATATTATTGATGAACTCGACCCAGAGGGGAAGCGTGGTGTTTTATCTTCCATCAACCGTGCAGCCCTAACATCATACTATACCCCTACAGCTGTAGCAAAAACCTTAAACGACTTTGTAGAACTTGCAGGTTTCAAGGGTGGTAATATGCTTGACCCATCTATGGGTAGCGGTATTTTTGAGGGTACGATGTCAAAGGCTGTGCAGCAGCACACAATGATACATGGTATCGAACTTGACTGGCTGACAGGTCAGATTGCAAGAAACCTTTATCCAGATGCAAATGTGCTTGTTACAGGCTATGAGCAGGCTGGCACAGCAGACAATGCCTATGATGTGGTAATGAGTAATATCCCATTCGGAGACCTTAGTGTTACAGACAAGACATGGAAGCATGACAGTAGTCCTGTACGCAAGGCTGCGCAAAACCGCATCCACAACTACTTTGCTGTGAAGATGCTTGACAACACTCGCCCAGGTGGTTTGTGTGTCATCATGACCAGCAATGCTATTCTTGATACTAAGAGTAATCAGATAATTAGAGAACATCTTGCAGACAAAGCAGAGGTGTTGGGAGTAGTACGTCTACCAGACAATACATTTAAGGGTGCAGGTACATCTGTTGTAACGGATGTCATCTTGTTACGTAAATACAAGAACGAAGCAGACCGCATTGCAACTCGTGGCAACGAAACCTATACTACTAATATTGAGAAGCCTTTCCTTTCATCTGGTGAGTTACAACTAAAGAACCCAACTGATGGAAAAACTTACGATGTAACCGTGAATGGTTATTTCACCAAGAATAAGGATATGATGATTGGTGATGGTAAGGCAGGAGGTCAATACAGAGCCGATGAATTTGGTCTTAGTAGTACTATGAGTACAGATGAGATAGCCAAGTCTATACGTAATTTGGTAGAAAAGAAAATAGTTGCAGACCGTAAGGGTAAACTATTTGATACTCATAAGACCGAGCGAGAGGTGAAGCAAGCTGTCTCAGAAGCCTATAAAGGTGACGGTAACTATATCAGTAGCGGAAATATTGTAGAACAAGATGGAATGATAGGTGTAGTAACCAGCACCAAGAATAAGTATGGTGATGTGACTACGACCTTTAATGAAATACCATCATTGAAAGGTAAAGCAGAACGCATTGAGGCTATGTTGCCTATTCGTAAGGCGATGAAGCAACTTATTGATATGCAGATACAAGGTGTGGATAACAACCATCTTGAAGAAGCACGAACAGAGTTGCAGAATACGTATGACGCTTTCGTGAAGAAATATGGTCGCTTGAACGATAAAGCTAATGATTTCCTTACAGAAGATATTGACGGCTATACCCTACGTTCTTTGGAGAAATACAAAGATAGTAAGTTTGTTGGTCTATCGGACATCTTCACAAAGAACACCATCAAGCCTGCACTTGATATGACAACTGCCAAGACACCACAGGATGCAATTAGCCTTTCTCTTGCTGAATATGGAGAAATCAAACCATCATTCATGAAAGATGTATTAGGTGAAAACTGGACAGAGCAATGTGGTGATATACTATTCAAGACACCTTTTGCAGAAGATGAGTATGAAACAGTAGATGCTTATCTAAGTGGCGATGTGAAAACCAAATTAGAGCAGGCACGAGCAGCGGCAAAGGAAGATGCAACCTTACAGCGTAATGTAGATGCACTTGAAGCGGTACAGCCAAAAGATATACCATTTGAGGATATCAGCATACGAATGGGTGCAAGATGGATTCCAGCAGAGGTATATACAGATTTCATGTATGAGCAATTTGGTATTCCTAAATATATACATCGAGACAACAAGAGCGGAGTTGAATACTTGCCAGAGGTGGACCAGTATGTGGTGAATGTCGCAAAGAACGAACTCGGAGGTGAGGCTGACGCATGGCGTACCAGCCGCAGGAGTGCATCGGAGGTGTTTACCGCAGCTCTGCAAGATAAGAGCTTATCAGTATTTGATACCATTAAAGAAGGTGGTAAGGAAACAAAAGTCCTCAACAAGGAGGAGACCGAACTGCTGAATAACAAGATACAGGATTTGCGCACAGCCTTTGAGGACTGGATTGGTCAGAACCCAGAGCGTGAGGAAATGCTGATGCGATTGTACAATGATAAGTTCAATCGTACTGTGTTGCGTAAGTTTGATGGCTCTCATCTCAATGTTGCAGGACTTATGGGTAAAGAGCTGAGACCTCATCAGAAAGATGCCGTTTGGATGCTTATCAACAACCGTGGTGGTATTGTAGACCATATTGTGGGTGCAGGTAAGACTCTTGTAATGCAGAGTGCTATCATGGAAATGCGACGTATGGGTATTGCCAAGAAGCCTATGATTATCGCTTTGAAGTCTACCGTTGCACAGATAGCTAAAGAGTTTAGAGAAGCTTACCCAGCTGCACGCATACTGGCACCGACCGAAAAGGACTTTGCTGCAAACAACCGCAAGAAGTTCATGGCTCAAATAGCACTCAACGACTACGATTGTGTGATATTGAGCCACGACCAGTACAATATGCTGCCACATACGGAGGAAGTGGAGCGCAGTGTCATCGATGAGCAGATGGCGCAACTTGACAATGCAATTGAATTCCTGTATGGACAGGATGATAAATCCCAGCTTACCAAGAAGCAGATAAAGGGCTTGGAGAAACGAAAGAACAATCTTGAAACCAAACTCACCAATCTGCTTGACAGAAAGATAGACCGAGAGTTTACATTTGAGGGACTTGGTGTTGACTACCTTTTTGTAGATGAATGTCAGCATTTCAAGAGTCTACCTTATGTAAGTACATACGACCGTGTAGCTGGTCTTGGTGATAAGAAAGGTAGCCAGAAAGCCATAGCCCTGCTAAATGGCGTGCGCTATCTGCAGAAGATGCACCAAGGCGACCAAGGAACAGTGTTCCTGTCAGGCACGACTATCAGCAACAGTCTTAGCGAGATTTACCACTTGCTTAACTACTTACGTCCTTCTGAAATGGAACGATTAGGTATGACAACCTTTGATGCTTGGGCAGGTAACTTTGCTATACACACAGCAGAATTGGAGTATGGAGTAACCAGTGAACTGAAAGAGAAAGACCGTTTCCGCTCACTGACCAATATTCCAGAGTTGGCTAAGATGTATGCGGAGATTGCCGATGTACGTAACGACTTGAACCTCAAGCTGCCGAAACCGAAGATGCGCAGCCATATTGTTACAGTCCCACAGACAGAACTCATGCAGGAAATTAATCGTGAGATAGTGAACATGGTGAAGGGTAAAGATGGCAGTTACTTCAATATCATCAGTAATGATAATACTCCGTGGGGACTGCTTGCCAGCACTCTTTCCGCAAAAGCTGCTATCAATCCTCGTTTGATAGACGAGAGTTGGGAATCAGAGGGAGGAAAGATACCTGCTGTCTGTGAAAATGTCAAGAAGATTTATGACCAGTTTGCAGAACAGAAAGGCACTCAACTCATCTTCTGTGATACAGGCGTACCTGGTAAGGGAAAGAAATACGATGCCTATTCCGATATTATCAATCGTCTTGTAAATGACTATGGTATACCTCGTAAGGAAATTGCCGATATTCATGAGGCAAACACCGATGAGAAACGTAAGGAGTTGTTTGCCAAGGTGAATGATGGTAGTGTGCGTATTCTCATTGGTGGTACAAAAAATATGGGTACAGGTGTGAATGTGCAGAAGCGCATTGTTGCCATGCACCATGTAGATGTACCTTGGACACCAGCCGACCGTGAACAGCGAGAGGGACGTGGAGTTCGTCAAGGTAACGAAATTTCACGAGACTTCAATGATGATAATGTAGATGTTTACTTCTATGCTACCGAGGGTAGTCTTGACATGTACAAGTATCAGTTACAGGAAACTAAAGGTAAATTATTCGCTCAGTTTAAGAGTGGAACTATTGGTGACCGTACATTTGATGAGGGCGATGCAGAGGGCGATTTTGACCCTGCAGAGGTTGTTGCCATGCTTTCAGGTAATCCTGTCATCTTTGAGAAGTCAAAGCAAGACAAAAAGGTGGAAAAGCTACGTCGTGCCAAGAGAGCTTATGAAAGTGATTGGCAGCGTAGGCACGCTCGTTATGAGGAGTTACAAACAAAGAAGAGGAATTATGAACGCCTATTATCTTTGAATGCCAGCGATGTGCGAGGATTGGAACGTGGTGGCTTCACAGCAGATGCAGAAGGCAAATATCCATCAACGGTTACGGTCTCTGTTAAGGATGATTACAGTTCTCGCAAGACCTTTGAGAAACCGAAAGAGGCTGGTGCTTACATACATGAACTGCTGAAACAGAATAAGAGAGTACAGTTGTCAGGTTTCCAACAAACTGCTAATATCAGTATTCCTATTACTGATGCTGGTCTGTTTGGAAAGCCTGTTGCAGAGTTGGAAAGTTACGGAGGTATTAAGTATGCCGTTGAAGTAAGCGACGATGATACTGCAGCAGGTGTGGCATTCCGTAATCTGTTGCAAAAGGTTTACAGTAACAAAAAGGTTTACGAGCGTAATATCGAGGATGTGAATAACCAACTCAAGGGCGCAGACCCTGGAGAGAATGTCTATCCTAAGCAGGCAGAACTTGATGAGGCTTTGAAAGAAAAGAGACGTCTTGATGAGGAGTACAAAAAGTTGTCAGATGAGGAAGACAAACCAGCTGCCAACGATGATACCAGGTATCGTGATTTTGACGAAGAAGTAAATGAACAGTTCAATAGGGAACTGGCAGGATTGACAGAGGAGAATGCAGATACTAAGATTTTCAATCTTGGTAGTCCGTCATCAATTCTTCTGTCGGCAGGTGTCGAAGATAAGCCAATGAAGCTGTATGGTAATAAGGTTATCAAAAAGATGAAGAAGCATGGCTTTGCGCTTGAGGAGTTGCAAGACTTGCCAAAGGCTGTTGCCAATCCTATCGCAGTATTCAATAACTACCAGCGTGAGGGCAATCGCACGATACTTACAGAACTTCGTTCACAAGAGAAAAATATAATGGTTGCTGTAACTCTTGGCAAAAACGGTGTCGATGTAGATTTTAATATCGTTTCTTCCGTATTCGGTAAAGGGAGCACTAATATTGTGGACTGGATTAGCAAGGGCTATCTTGCCTATGTAGATAAAGAAAAAGCCTTAAATTATCTGTACTTCTCCGAGAGAAATATCTCGGAAGCCGCAGATAATCCAAAGCTTTCTTCTACTGCAAAGATAGTGAAAGATTTTGTAAATCCAAATATTGGAGAAGAAAAAACTTCACTACAGGGCAAAATTGACCCACAAGATACTACACCACAGGCAAAAGCATTGCAAGCTAAGATGCTATCTGAAAAGCTGAATACACCTATTCGTGTAGTGAGCGACCCAGAGGAAATCGCAGAGTTACCGAGCCGGAGACAGCAAAGAGCTAAGGGTTGGTGGAGTGCCAAGAATGATGAGGTGGTCATACTGTTACCAAATAATGCGGATGTTGCGGATGTTGCCAATACAGCTGTACATGAGGTTGTAGGACATAATGGACTACGAAAACTTATAGGTGTGGAGCGATTTGATGATTTCCTCGGTGAGGTGTATGAACATGCCTCAAAGCCTATTCGTGTAGCTATCGACAAAGCAGAACGCAAGTTATTTGAAGCCGAGGTGGACAAGCTCACCCAGCAAAAGAATGCAGAAGCTGACCGCATGGAAAGTCATAAGGGAGTATTCTCACGTGCAGAGGCAACGGTGGAAGCCAATAAGAAGCGTGAGCAGATGCGAAGAGAAGCCACAGAAGAGTACATGGCAGACATGGCTGGTCGCATAGGTTATGAAGGCTTTGAGAAGATGAGCGCAGAGGAACTCACATTCTGGGGAAAGGTGAAAGCCAAAGTACAGCAGTTCCTTGATAAGTTCCTGCGTGGCTTGAAGATAGCAAAGAGTGTCAGACTTACTGATAAGGATGTAGCTTATATCCTATACAAGTCATGGAAAAACCTACGCAATGGTGGAAAGCCAACCATAATGGATGCTGCCGAAGATGCACTGATGCGCAGTAAGGCTCATTACGATGAGATGGATGTAAATCGTTTCCGTGATGGTGATATGGGATTAGAAGAAACCATCACCAACATGAAAACAGAAATTAGTGCAGCTAATAAAGATGATTTCAATGCAAAGGTTGAGGCTATGAAAGCTATTGGTGGCAATCTACAAAAGTTACGAAGTGCCATGAGTCGACAGCGTTCATACGACATCAGTACAGCAAAAGCAATGACCGACCTTGCACAGGTATTACTCGATAAAGGTTTACTTGATAATTTGAGTGTTTACGAAACCAAGCGAGTACTTAGTGCTGTTAGGAATGGTGTTGGCAAGGAAGACATCAGCGGACATGTACAGAAGCTCATGGATATTATGGTGGATAACCAATTACATAGTGGTGCAAATATGCTGGGTAAACTTTTCACAATGCGTGGTACAAGATTAAATGATAGAGGGATTGAGGTGCAGGGTAACCTTGACCCACAAGGTCAGATTCTTGTTAAGACAGCACGTAAGTATACATCATTCCCTAAAGAGGAAATAGATAACACTCTTATTCCTGACCTTATGAGCCGTATGGGAAGTGACGACCAAACAATTGCAGATAATGCAGCCATAGAGTATGCAGGTGCTCAGATAGCAAGACGCTATGTAGAAGAAATCACCGAGAGCAAAGCAGAGGAGAAAGCATTACGTGAGAGTATCAAGACTGCCAAAGAAGATAAGGATGCAGGCAAGCTTGATACAGAAGCCTATAAGCAATATGTTAATGCAACCGAAGAAGCTATTCGTCAAAATAAAATAGACCGTGCAGAAGCCTATTCTTCAATAGCAGCGGAGTTTGGAGGCATGCTTGGTGAAAGTGCTAAGCGTGCAAAAGAGTGGCGTGAGGCAGAGCAAAAGCGTATCAATGATATTCATCATAACTGCAATAGCGATATGGAAGGTCGTATCACTGATGAACATCATAAAGATAACAAGGTTCAAAAGCTGATGAACAATAGTGCTATTCGTTTCCTCCTTGCCCCACTTGGTACTTTTGACCAAATGCTTAGGATGTTTGGTAAGAAGAATGTCAATGGTGAGGGCTACTTGTGGAATAGATTCATGCGTAGCTGGGTAGACGCAACAGAAAACGAGTATACAGGTTATCGTGACGATTTGAAAGAACTCGATGCAAAGGTCAGTGAAGTCTATGGAAAGAAAATGAAGTGGGCAGATCTGTTTACTTTAGAGCGTAAGATGGGAAAAGTCCCTGTTGAATTCTGGGATGGCGGAGAACGTAAGCAGCACGAACTGACACAAGGGAACTTGTTGTATATCTATATGGTTGACAAGATGAGTGATGGTAGGATGAAGTTGCGTTATATGGGTATAACAGAACAAAATGTACAACATATAACAGAAATACTTGACCCTAAATTCAAAGAACTTGCCGACTGGTTACAGGAGGAATATCTTGTTAATAAGAGAAATAAATACAACGAAGTTCACAAGCGAATGTTCGGTGCACCTATGGCAGCAATAGACAATTATTTCCCATTGAAGATACTGAAGAATGCTCTTGATAAAGAAGAAGATGTTGCAGAGGATGATAATGCTGGTATAGTTTTACCAGGCACTACAACCAATGGTATCATCAAACGAACACGTAATAACAAACCATTAGATGTCACAGGTGCTGACGCTTTCAATGTAATAGCTGACCATCTACAGGAAATGGAGCATTGGGCAGCCTTTGCAGAACTAACACGTGATATCAATACGATGTTAAGTTACAAGCGTTTCCGAAATCAAGTGATGAACATGTCAAGTGCATACGGCGCTGGTGCTGCATTATGGAAGAACTTTCGTAGTGTCTGTAAGATGGCTGTAGGTGCGTATCGTCCACCAATAGCAGAACTTGATAAGACAGCTGTCAACGTAGCTAAGGGTGTTACGGCTGCAAAGGTAAGTTTTCGTGTCTTCACGGCATTGAAGCAGTTCCTGTCTTTCCCAGCCTATCTCCCAGATGCGAGTTTAGCTCATCTGGCGAAAGATGTAGTAAACCCAGTTAATGCATGGAATTGGTCGATGAAGAATCTTCCTATATTCGAAAAGCGTTGGCAGAGTCGTATGGCAGGTGACCCTCGTCTGATGAAGAGTGATATGGACTGGAAGGCATGGCGCAGTCGTATAGTAGAAATTGCTTCGATGATAGGTATGTCTCCTAATGCTTTTGTTGATGCACTCACTGTTGCAATGGGTGCGCATGCTATGTACCAATCACGTTATGCTAAGTATAAGCGTTGGGGATTTGACGAAGTAACTGCTGATAAGCGTGCAAAGCAAGATGCAACAATTCTTTATAACTCTACACAGCAATCAAGCGAGGGAGCATTCCTAAGCCCAATGCAGGTAGACCGCTCATGGTTAAGTGTCTTGTTCACGGTGTTTAGAAACTCGTCAATGTCCTACACTCGTCAACAGTATGACGCATTCCGAAATGAGGTAAAACTGTTCACACCAGGTTATCGTCAGCGAGCAGAAGAATTTATGATTAAGCAATTGCAACGTGAGGGGCTGACAGAAGAACAGGCTAAAAAGGCTGCACATGGAGAACTTCGTAAGGGTCCACTTCATAACCTTGCACGAATAGCCGTATTTGGTTTCTTGTTACAATTTGCATGGAACTTAGGAGCTTATCTTCCTTATCTTATTCTTGGTGACGATGATGATGAGAAGAAAAAGATGACAGATGATGCCTTAACGCATGCCTTGTTTGGTAGCCTTGAGGGTTTAACGAGTGGTGATGTTCTTAGTCAAGCTGGTAATATGGCACTTCAAGGTGAAGGGAATTGGGCTACAGTTACGAAAGATATGCCACTGGTTAGTGATTTGAGCGATATTTTAAAGACATTCCCAAAGGATAATGTGGAAGCTTTGAACGATTGTGTAAATCTCCTTACTCAGTCTGCTGTCGGTGTAAACCCACAAAGTATCACAGATGCTATGGTAGCTATCATGGATTATTGTGGTGATGATGCGCAGACCTCAAGGGAATGTGCATTACTGATGGCTCGTATTCTTAACTGTCCGCAAAGTCAATTGGATAAGATTTACTTTGACGAGTTAAGTGCGAGTGGTGTTGAAGCAAGTAAGATGACACCAAGTCAAATTGCAGAACGCTTTGCACGGTACAAGCGACACCGCAGTGCACCACTCACTGGGTGGATGTATAGCGATGCAGCCATAGCAGATAAAGACGGTAAACGAAAAGAGACCGTGTATAAGAAAGCGAGAGAAAACTTTAAGGCAGCTGCGAGCAAGTCTAATAAGGAAGAGTTAGAACAGTGGAAAGTAGAATACAAAGAGACTGCTGCAAAACTAAGTGCTATAAAGGAACTCAGAGAGCAAGACGAGGATGAAGCCGACGAACAGATGGATGCGTTAGAGAATACTCCTGAATACGACCGCTACTTGATAATGAAAGACTATAACAGTGATATGAATGATATTACAAAAGCTTGGTTAAACTCAAAGTCTCCAACAGAAAGAGAGCAGCTTACCAAGGCAATGTTTAAGGTACAACAGGAAATGGTCAATGAACTCAAGACCTCTAAGTAGCAATAGATAAACAATGAGGGATGATGTGAAGAATTATCTTTGCATCATCCCAACATCTAATTAAATGGCAAAGAAAAGATTACATCGGGCAAGTAAGGTAATGCCAATATCTGAAACAGACACTGTACTCCGTTCCAATATATTGGATGGACATACTCGTGCTTATAATATTCTGTATGAAGCACAACAGTATTGGAGTGCTATGGATACATTCCGCAGAGACCGTGAGCGCAACAAAAAGTATACATACGGCAAACAGTGGGACGACTATGTATGCGTAGATGGTGTGCGCATGAGCGAGGAAGAATATATTAAGAAACAAGGTAACGTACCTCTTAAAAACAACCTCATCAAGCGTATGGTGAATGCTGTGCTTGGCGTATATCGTAGTCAGGCAAGCGAGCCGACTTGTACAGCCAGAGACCGTGACGAACAGAAATACGGAGAAACTATGTCAACGGTATTACAATGCAATATGCAACTAAACCGTATGACAGAGATAAATGCTCGCTGTATGGAGGAGTTTCTTATCTCAGGCTTTGTTGTGCAGCGCAAATGGTATGGCTGGCGTGAAAACAAACTCGATTGTTGGACGGACTATGTACAGCCTAACAACTTCTTTATAGATAACAACATGCGTGATTTCCGAGGTTGGGATGTTAGTTGTTTAGGTGAGATACACGATATTAGTTTTGAGCAATTGTGTGAACGCTTTGCCAAAAATTCTGCGGATGTTGCACAGTTAGGAAAGATATACGAATCTGCACGAGACAAAGGTGCGCTCGGTATGGCGTATGAAAGTTTTGGTTACCCATTGAACAGTTACTATGATTTCCTTGTACCGAACGATGCAACACGATGTAGGGTAATAGAAATATGGAGAAAGGAAAGCAAACCTCGTTATCGTTGTCACGATGTGAACAACGGTGATGTATTCAAGATTGACATTGAAGACTTCGAGGAGTTTGTAGGCAGTGTAAATCGTGAGCGTATAGAACAGGCACATCAACTTGGAATGGCTGATGAAGATGTGCCACTCATCAAATACGAATGGTTTATGGATAACTATTGGTATTATTATTTCCTCTCCCCATTTGGAGATATCCTTGATGAGGGGGAATCCCCCTACGAACATAAGAGCCATCCCTATGTCTTTAAGGCATACCCATTCATCGACGGAGAGATACACTCGTTTGTTAGCAATGTAATAGACCAGCAGCGTTATACTAACCGCCTTATCACTATGTACGACTGGATAATGCGAGCCAGCGCAAAGGGTGTACTACTATTCCCAGAAGAGTGTTTGCCTAAGGGTATGAGCATGGAGAATGTTGCAAATGAGTGGGCACGCTTCGATGGTGTCATCATGATTAAGCAACCTAAAACTGGTACGGCACTACCTCAGCAGATTGCAAACAACTGTACACAGATTGGTATTTCCGAACTCTTGAATATGCAGTTGAAGTTCTTTGAGGATATATCAGGTGTAAATGGGGCTCTACAGGGTAAGCCAGGTTATTCTGGCATGTCAGCAAGTCTGTATAACCAACAGGCACAAAACGCAACTACATCACTCCTTGATTTACTTGATACATTCTCGTCATTTATAAGAGATGGAGCAAGTAAAGACGTTAAGAATATCCAACAGTTCTACGATACTCCAAGAGTATTTAACATTGCTGGTAGAAATGCTACTATTGTAGAATACGACCCAAAGAAAATACGTGATGTTGAGTTTGACCTTTCTATTGTAGAGAGTACCGCTACACCAGCTTATCGTGCTATGTCTAATGATTTGCTTATGCAGATGTGGTCAGCAGGTGCTATTAGTGTACAGCAATTGCTTGAAAATGGTGATTTCCCATTTGCAGACCAGCTATTGCAGAGTATCAAGGCGCAACAGGAGCAGATAGAAAACGGACAAACTCCAGATGGCTTATCACCACAACTTGCAGAACAAGTACAGCAAGAAGCTAACATGGAGGCAGTACAGCAAGGACAGCAGATGTTGCAAAGGTAGTATGTCAGATAAGGAACAGGTAAATAAAATCATCAAAGAAAACGACCGACGAAACGAAGCAATCTATGCTAAGTTCAACCCTGTAACAGGTGAGGGTTCTATCGGAGAACGTACAAGAGTATGTATCTCCGATTTCGTTATGCCAGTTCAATGGCTTCCAAACACGATGATGAAGATACCTTTCGTGAAGAAACTCATTCATCATGGTTCTATTGACAAGTTCCTGACAAACGTTCTACATGTATTCCCCAACGATACAGACCGCCAAAAGGTTTCTAAGAAACTTATCCGATTACGTTATAAGCACGACTTTGCTTTCTGGGCAGCCACACTTATATACATCAAACCTAAAGGAGGTGGTGATGATGTTCTTTTTAGGCTGACACGCCCTCAAAGAAAACTTTTAGAGAAGTTTGAGAGCAAGAGAACAGCAGATATGCCTATCCGTCTTATACTGTTAAAGGCTCGTCAGTGGGGTGGTTCGACAACAACACAGATGTATTTTGCATGGTTGCAGTTCATACATAAGGTTGGCTTGAATTCTCTTATCATTGCTCACCAAGGCTCAACATCAGATGATATTATGGATATGTTCAATAAAATGATAAAGGAATACCCTGTTGAACTGCTCCATAACATGGGTGAAGCATATTCAGACAATGAGGCAAAGATAGTAGGTGTCGGCAAGAGTGGTTCTATCCACCGAGTACCACAGCGTAACTGCAAGATCAAGATTGGTACGGCAGAGCGACCAGATGGTTGCCGTGGTGGTGATTACAATCTCGTGCATCTTTCGGAGGTAGGTATATGGAAAGCCACAGAGGGTAAGACGCCAGAAGATATTGTGCGTTCAGCCTGTTCTGGTATCTTGTATAAACCTTATACTATGATTGTGATGGAGAGCACTGCAAATGGTACAGGAAACTTTTTCCATCGTGAATATGAAGCAGCATCAGACCCACATATCCCCTCACAATTTGATGCGTTGTTTATAGCATGGTTTGATATAGAACAGTACTCCTTACCTTTTAATTCTCATATAGAACTTAAAGCCTTTGCTGAAAACCTCTATCTCAACAGAGAAAACGCCAATGTGATGTCTCCTCGTGAAGAAAGTGGTAAATACTTATGGTGGTTATGGAATAAAGGTGCAACTCTTGAAGCTATACACTGGTATATAGAAGAACGCACTGGCAAGAACGACCACGGTGTTATGGCAAGTGAATATCCATCAGATGATATAGAGGCGTTCGTACACTCTGGTTCTATGGTTTTCGACAGGTATCAAGTGGAGGAGTTCAAGCCAGCATGTCGTCCTCCTCGTTTTATAGGCGATGTCTATGGGAAACAGTCTGAGGGTGAAGAAGCACTTACAGGACTTCGTTTCCATGAAGATACGCAAGGCTTATTGTGGGTGTGGGCATTGCCAGAAGAAGATGAAGAGGTAGAAGTAACAGACCGTTATCTTACTGTTGTCGATGTCGGAGGTAGAACAGAAAAAGCCGACTGGTCGGATATAGTTGTTTTTGACCGTATCAATCTTATGGATGGTGGTCGCCCTGCGGTAGTGGCAGAATGGTACGGACATTGTGATATGGATATATTAGCATGGAAGTCAGCACAGATTGCAGGTTTCTATAACAACTCCTTGTTAGTTATAGAAAGTAACACTATGGACAGTAGAGACAAAGAACGTCATGTTGAGGGTGGAGACCAATCGCTATACATTCTTAATCAGATAGGAAGTGTATATCCTAATATGTATGCACGCAGACAGAGCGAGGACGAGATACGGCAGGGACTCCCCAAGAAGTATGGCTTTAACACCAATCCTGCTACAAAGCCAATGATTATATCAACTCTTATCAAGTGTGTTCGTGAACGCTTATACACCGAGCGAGATATGCGTGCACTTGATGAATTGCTTGTGTATGAGAAGAAACAGAATGGCTCATACGGTGCTATATCTGGTAGACATGACGATAAGGTTATGACGAGAGCTATAGGTATGCATATCTGTTTTTATGAAATGGATATGCCAACGATAGTTGAGAGGAAAGAACGAGGGTTACATTATCATCGTGGTCCAATGACTGCTGCCACAATTTAGAGTTCCTCTTTATCGACTTGTGAATAATTCTTATACCTATTGAACTGCTTTTCATACCAACCATTTTTAATTCGGTAGATTAATTCTCCTACAGTACGAGGTGTCATGTAAAACTTAGGTGCAGGTTGGTTTACTACCATAATAGCGAGTGCATAGATAGATTTTTCAGGATATTGTCCACGTGCAATAAGAAAACGACGAAAAATCTCATCAAACATTTCACGTTTATTTTTTCGCATATTGGGAATTACTTTGCCAGCTAACAAAGTGGAAATCACAATAGCCGCACGTTCCTCACTCACCCAAAATCGTGAGCATGGCGAGTTTGCTACTTGCTCAAAGATTTTAGGCATAACGATGTAACCAGCTTTAGATAGTTCCTCTTGATAGACCCGCATAAGTTCTTGGGTACGTTCTTGGGTAAAGTCGAGTATGCTTCCGTAATATTTCACCAGTCTTAGTCAATTTGCTTGTAAAGATACTAAAAATATCTCACAATAGATAAAAGAGAAAGGAATAATTACCACATTATATTTGCAGGTAAATAAATCAGTAACTCTACGAGTATCAACGACATGGCTACAACTGAAAATAAAGAAATCAGCAAAAGAGACCGACAACTCGGTCGATTACGTGAGAAGTACCCCGACAAGAAATTCGAGGATGACGAAGAAATATACGGTCAGATAGGTGAAGACTATGACAACTACGAAAAACAACTCGGCGGCTACAGAGAGCGTGAAAAAGCACTTTCTGACATGTTTGCTTCCGACCCTCGCAGTGCAGAGTTTCTTACCGAGATGAGCAAAGGTGGCAATCCTGTGCTTAGTCTGTTGAAGAATTTCGGTCCTGACATTAAGGAAACACTTGATGACCCTGATAAGATGCAGGAACTTGCGGACGCATGGGCAGAGGAACAACAGCGTATTGCTAAGAGCAAGCAGCTTGATGATGAGTATGCCGAGAACTTACCGAAATCTCTTGATGCACTCAAGCAGTTCCAAGAGGAGCGTGGCCTTACTGATGAGCAGGCAGATGAAATTATCTTCCACCTTATCAATATTGTGCGTGATGGTGTGATGGGTAAATTCTCACCAGAGATGTTTGACCTCATGACAAAAGCAATTAACCATGACGAAGATGTTGCAGATGCACAAGAAGAAGGTGAGGTTGCAGGACGCAATCAAAAGGTCACCGAAAAATTACGCAAGAATAAGAACGGTGATGGACTTGCACCTTTGAATGGTAAGAACAACCAGCAGGGAAGTGGCAAGCAAAATATGGATATCTTCGACATCGCAAATATGGCATGATAGAACAAGTGGTAAAAATAGTCAGCAATTCCCAAATAGAACGAACTAAAGGGAGTGCAGGATACAAGACCCAAGTATATGGGGCAGCAGCGACGGTAAGCAATTTAGCCAATGCTACAGGTGGTATCAAAGCAGAAAACCTCGTCAAGCCCAGCATGTAAAAAAATAGATTATTCATTTTAAATCTTTATTCAAATGGCAACAGAACAAACAGTACAACAGCATGCAGGTGGCTATCAGCAGCCTACAGCAGGTACAGCAGGAGCCCAGACACAGGTTAGTGGACAGGCTACAACTGTCAGTGCAACTGCTGGTGCTACAGGTGGCGTTGGCGCAGGTAACCTTATTACACCTGACATTGACCAGAAGCTGTACAAGTTTAAGAGTGACGACACTCCTATGATGCAGATTATGCTGCATTCTAAGCGAGTGAATGTTAAGAGTCCTGTCGTTCGACACTACATCATCGACGAACCCAAAAGTTTCGTAACAACCAAAGATGCTGTAGCGAAGAGCACGGACAATCAGTTCATTCTTCCTCTACTCAGTCAAGACCAGAAACTGCCTCGACCTTATACCACACTCCTTGTTAAGGGTGTTGATGGTTACGATGCAACGGGTCAGAAAGCTACTCCAGGTAAAGACCTGATGATTTTTATTGTAGGCAAGGACACAACTACTGGTAATCCTGTAGCCATTGCAGTCAACGGTCCTCGTGCCGTATCAGGTGATGAGAGTTGTACAACTCCGGCTATTCCTGCAGGTTCTGTATGTGTGCTTATGGCTAATGCGTGTTATGAGACACAGAAAGAAGTAGAACCAGACCTTGTAGTGCCACAGCCTATTGACTTGCACCTGCAGAAACGTATCATGAACAGCGTTGTTTCAGACTACTTTGATGCACAAGACAAGCAGATTCCATTCGACCATGCAATCATTGCAGAGGCACAGATTACCAATTTCAAGGTAAAAGGCAACCGCACCCTGTATGCAGGTCGAAAAGGTAAGATTTCTGTTGACACCAAGCTGGGTCCACAGGATGTTTACTTCACAGAGGGTGTACGCTATCAGGTGAAGAAAGAGATTAAGGACGATGGCAAATGGAATTTCAAGAAATTCATTGCTCTTGCCAAACTCATCTTTACAGGCGAAGATGTCCCTAACACTATCCTCGGATTGTGTGGTAAGAACTTCTTAGAGAAGATTCAGACTATTGACTTCTCTGAACATCCAGAGGTACGCTTCGAGGTGAAGATGAATGACCTTGGTTGGGAGGTAACACGCATCCATACTATCTTCGGAAATTTGGAGTTCAAGCATGACCCAACACTTGACCGTCTTCGTTGGAGCAATTCATGTTTCATGATTGCTTACGACCGTTGTGTACACTATGTATATAGTGCAGAGCATACAGACAAAGACCGTGTTGAGGGCGAAGAGGCAACACGCAATGCTACTATTGTGTGGGATGGTCTCGGCTTGAAGGGCACATGTCACGTCTGGATTGACGGTGAGGGAACTGATGACAGTTACGGAACCGACGTTCTACACATGCACTTGTGGAATAGCGACAAGGCACCAGCCTCTCCTAAGGAGAATTGCGTTTACTACCTCATGGTAGATTGTCCTGCTATCAACAGTAAGGCTGTAAGTGGTACAGTATGGTTGTATAAGAACTCTGCATGGGAACCTTATACAGGTGAACTACCATTAGGTAACTAAATTTCAAACACCAATAAAAAACTATAGGCGGATAGGTTTATAACCGTCCGCCTATTTTATTTAACACACAATGAAGAAAAGAAAAATTATCTACGGTGTGGCTGGTATGCTTGACTACCAAGCCCTTATCAAGGTTGGCAGCGCAAAGATGAAAATATCTTTCACTAATGGCTCTTCAAATGAAGCTGGTCGTACTCCTGCAACCTTCTCAACGGATAATCCAATTATCCAGTTGGCAATAGAGAATAGTAAAGAGTTCAAGTCTGGGCTTATCACTAAGATTCATGTGGTGAATACTGATGAGGACGTGTATATTGAAAGCGAGCATGTTGCTCTGCAGGAGGATGAAGCTGTAAACATTTCCAGTGAAACTGGTAACAACGAAGAACTGACAGGGGAAAAGCAAGGTACAGATACCCCAGAGAAAAAAGAGCAGGAACAATCAGCAGATGAAACTCCTGTAACACAGCCAGAGGAAGAAACCGTTAACACGTCAACCCGTAAAGAGTTTACATGTAATGACGACGCAAAGGACTTTCTCGAGGCAGAGTTCGGGGTGAAGCGTAGTACATTGCGAACTCGTGCAGACATCACTGCTTGTGGTAAGAGCAATGGCATTGACGTAGTGTTCACTGATTAATCAGCTTTGAAATATGGTGTACGAAGTTAAGGACATCCTGCGTGATGTACGTATAGCCATAGATGAGAACAAAACCAACGAGCAACTTATAACAGATGAAGACATTGACACTTTGATGCTTGATGACATCATCTATAGTAAGGTCGTGGAGGGGGTGCGTCGGACAGTTACCAACGCACCTATCCACTTGCTTGATGGTGGCGTTCCGTTTGGCGATGCTGTTTATTGGCGCAACCAGCATTCGGGTTGGGTGATGCTTCCTGATGACTTTATGCGCCTTATGGTATTTAAGATGAGTGACTGGGAACGTCCAGTATATGAACCTATTACCGCAGGCGACCCTCGGTATCAGTTACAATTCTCACGATACAAAGGCTTACGAGGAAATCCACAAAAGCCAGTAGTTGCAATTGTGAGCCGTACTGAGGGACGTGTGTTGGAATTGTATTCATGCAATGACGATACTGCAACTGTAGAACAAGCTTTGTATTATCCTCTACCATCTATTGATGATAACGAGGGAATAATGATACCAGAGCGTTGCTATCAATCCGCTATCTATGAGATGGCAGCCCTTGTGCTTGCTACAATTGGGCAAAGAGAACAATCACAAGTAATGACCGATTTAAGTAAACAACTGTTAGTATGAGTTCTATTAAGACAACCGAAATAGAGGGTGATGTTAGTATTGGACGTCACGTAGGTGTAGGTGGTAATGCCCATGTACAAGGCAACGCTGTAGTAAAGAAGAATCTAATTGTAGAGGGTTGGCTTGAGGCTAAGAATGTCAAGTCAGCCAATAAGGGTCTTTTTACCACAGTCGAAAAACTTCGTGAGGCATACCCACGTCCGCATGATGGGTGGTGGGCAATCGTAGGGCGCAGTTTGCCTGCACCTATCTATGTGGCAGATGGAGGTGCATGGGTAGCAACAGGAGAGAATGGCGGAAACCCTACAGTGGATAGTGAGCAATACAATGGTAACATATCTGAATTGCAGGGTGACCTTAACACTACAAAGACAGATGTTAAGGGTATCAAAGAAGATGTAAAGGCACTCAAAACACAAGTAACGACACAAGGTGACAGTGTGAACCAAACTCGCACAGCTGTGGAGACAGCACAGCAGACAGCCGAAAATGCAAAGAAGGCGGCATCTGATGTGAATACTGAATTAACCACTATAAAAGACTCGAAAGGCAAGGCAAATGGTATTGCACCTTTAGACGAAGAAGGCAAAGTACCATCTGCCCATTTGCCGAGTTACGTCGATGATGTTATAGAGTTTGATAGTTGTTTGGATAGCTTGACAGCACAGCAGCAAGCTACAGATAAGTCATCAAAAGATGAACATACTAAGGTTATCTACAACAGAGCTAAGAATAAGTTTGTATTAGCAGTAGTATCAGACGAAGATAGTACAACTACATATTACGCTGATTGGTCTGATGCGGACAATTACGGTACTGCGTCTAAAGATGGTCGCACCCCTGCAAGTGGTAAAGTATATATTGATTCTTCTGACAATATTACTTATAGGTGGAGCGGAACGAAATTAGCCCCTATTGGGTCCGACCTCGCATTGGGCTACACAACTGGGACGGCTTTCCCTGGTAATGAAGGTGCAGAACTAAAACAGAATCTTGCCAATTCGCAAAGAGATATTGAAGCATTACAGAACGATGGAAAGGCAGCCGTTGCTCGTAGCGTTGTGAATGTCAACAAGCTATTAGGTATGGAGAACAGAGATATGACATTCTCTGTTGCTTTGGAAAAGATTAGCGAGTATAAGGACAAAGAAAAGATAATGATTCCTGGTATTGTCCTCACATTCAACACGCCTAATAATGGTTGGGTTTCTAAGCAGTGGGTCAATACAGAGAGTTGGAACAAAGAGGGTAACTGGAAAGATTTTGGTGCAAACGGAACTAACATCGGTAATACGCTTAATGTTAACTCTCTTTGTCCTGATGTTGAATATACATTGAGTACGGCTATTAAGGCAGTCCAAGATTTGGAGCAAGCAAGTGGTTTTACTTATTTCAGGAGTGGAGCGGTACTTACTTTCAAGACAGCTGAGAAAGATAGCAATGGAGCACATGTATGGGCAGCTTTCCAATTTACTCGTGAAGTACCAGACATCAATCCAGCAGACTTGAAGCCATGGGTTGCCTTTGGAGGTGGAGGCACAGCAAAGGTTGAGTTAACAGGCACGCCAAGGAACAATGAAGAGAAAGCCTTTTCAAGTGCAGGTGCATACAAACATATCCCAACCAATCTAAAGGTTAACACAGAAACCGAGGGCGTTGTAAAACTACAGATGACGAATGAAGCAGGAGAAAGTATAGGTGACGAACAACAGTTTGTTGTCGGTACTGGTTCATCTGTGGGTGGCACAACCATAGCTATTGCATTCAAGGAGAACCCATTGTATGGTAAAGCTGGTGGATTATTCAATGTTCATGCTTCTATCTTGAGTGTTACAAAGGCAGGAAACCAAGAAACAAGCAACAGTATTACAAACGTTCAGTTTGTAGACCGTACCACAAAGAAAATCGTTGCTACATTCGACACAAAGAAACCATCCTCTTCAACTTTGGAAGACTATAGCTTTGTCTTTGACTTGAGTTCACTCTATGTAAATGCAGGACAAGGCAGCTTGCAGATGGTAGTTGTAGACGATAGTGGGAACACTGCAAGCAAGAACCTTTCTGTAGTAGCCGTAGATGTAACTTGCGTGAGTGTGCAGACCCTACACTACACCAAAGACACAAGTCTTGAAGTGGGAGGAAACGCAAAGAATATCTTGATGTATTCTTTCCCAAAGAATAGTAGCGATAAAGGTATCCGTACGACAATCGAATTATTCAGAGACGGCACATGGCAGCCATTAGAAACTACTGTTATTACAGATACGTATTCACATTCTGTAAGAATAGACCCAACAGGATTAGCGCATGGTGCTTATCCTATCCGCATACAAGGTCAAGATGTTGCGTCTGGTGTGAAAGGTAATATCTTACATACTGCCGTTATGGTCATTCAGCAGGATAGTAGTCTTGATGACTACGACAAGCCTATTGTTGTAGCACGTTGGAGTGATGACAGCGAAGGGAAGAAGAAACTGTATGCCACAGTCATTTTTGATGTGGCAGTTTACCAGCGTAGCACATCACGCCCAGAAGCTGTTGTTTCACTTACCAATGAGACAACAAACAAGACTGAGACAATCACACGACAGGTGATGGCACGTGATACTACACAGGTGATAAACAGACGTCTTATCGGTTACCACGATGGAGATAACCTGCTCTTTGGCGTTAATAGCGGTGATGCTACATTAAAAGAATCGTATAAGGTTACTATTAGTGGAACGTTACTTCCTATCAGTGAAACCGAAGGTGCTGTACTTAAATTCAGTATGGCAGAGCGTAGTAATGCTGACAGTGATAAAACGATAAAGACTATTACGTCAGATGGGCAGCCTGTAAGTATTAATGTAAATGGTGCAAACTACACAACTAACGGCTTTGTAAAAGATAGCTTTGGCACAAACGATTATGGTACAGCTGGTGACAAAGGGCGTATGGCGTTACGTATTGCAGAAGATGTGACAGCAGAGTGTACTTATCAACCTTTTGCTTCGAACGCTATCGAGACGAACGGTTTGGCATTCTCATTCACCGTCATGACTAAGAATGTTGCAGACCGCAACGCACACCTTATTAAATGCATGGGTGAGAAGTTGGGCTTTGTTCTGACAGGTGAAGAGCTCATTGTTGCTACTAACGGTTCTCTTACAGATGCCGCAACGACAGCACTTGTGCCATACGTCAATGATAAACCGACACGCTTCGACATCGTGTTTGAACCATCTACGATTGCACCATACGGAGGCATTGGTGTTATTAAGGTATTCTTAAATGGTGATGAGGCTGGTGCTGTAGCATATAAAGCTGGTGAGTTAGCGAATCATAACTCAACTATCCATTTCGATGGACACAAAGCAGATGTGTATCTCTACGAGTTAACAGCATGGAATACTTACTACAACTATATTCAAGCATGCTATAACTATCTTGTTGGCTTGACAGATACCACAGCGATGATTGGAGAGTATGAGCAAAACAACGTTATGGCAAGTATTACCGCAGAGGGAACGACCAAAGACCGTCCAACAATGCAGAAGTGTCTTGACGCAGGTCTGATGGTATGTGCTATCTGTAAGAATCCAGATGCAGAAGACATTGCTGCAAACTATCCTGACTATCTTGAAACGAAAGATGGAGACAAGAAAACAAAACAGATAGTAGACTGGTATTGTTACTTCCCAGACCGCCCTTGGCAGAACTGCAAGATAATCGGTATCACGCAGACCAATCAAGGAACAACCTCTTCATGGCGACCTATCAAGAATAAGAAAGGTAAGATGAAGAAAGCCATTGTCACCTTATTGCATACACGTGAAGAGATTCAGACTATGTTCCCTGGCAATGCTGACGCACTTACCAAGTATGATAAGTGTGTGAAGATGGCTGCCAAGAACCGCATACAAGTTGTAGATGGTGGAAACTTCACTAATATCATCTGTATTAAGGTGGACTACTCTGATAGCTGCGGTGCACACAATGGTGCTATGATGGAGTTGATGAACGAGACTCAAATAGCACTGGGTGAAAAGTATATGACACCAGCGCAGGTGTACAATGAGGGTGAGTACGAGATACACACCAGCATTGATAGCGTTCCATGCGCTTTGTTCCGTACCGATAGCCGAATGAACCACAGCGATGCCGAGAACCCTACCAAGGCATATTTCCATGCTAAGGCTAACTTCAATGCAGACAAGGGTGATGCTGACTTCTTTGGCTTCAAGGGGGTTAACGGATATAGTAAGAAGTGCCTCAACTATGGTGACTTTACAGAACTCGTAGCAGCACAGAGTCAAACACTAACAGCTTTCAAGTCGCAAGTATTAGCAGACACTACCCAATTAATTGCGGGAAATATCTATGTCCTTAGTGAGTATTGTGGCAATGAGCATATTGTGATTGAGAATGACGGTAAGGGTGCTATGCGAGAGGTACAGGCTGTAGAAAAGCCTGTTGCAGTCGACAAAACGCTTGCAGAAGTCCTTGCAGATGATGTTAAGAACTACACTTGGCAGAACGTGTACAAGACCAGTGATGACCACTATGTACAGTATCAAGGTGGCAACTGGATAGACACTACTGGCAGTATGACCTTTAACAAGGCTACTAAGAAGTGGAGTGTTACGGGACGAGTTGTAAACCCAACAGAGTGCTACGAATACTTAAAGTATGATAGCCTATGCTGGGGTCAGGGCGTGAACAGTCTTGATGACATGATGCGTATTGACCCTGCAACAGGAGCACCAATCTGGATGAGTTATTATGAAACTCGATATCCTGATGATGACAATCTTGAAGAGCTTTACAAAGCAGGCAAGAAAGTCCCTTATAACCTTTATAAGTGGCTTGTTTTCTCACAACAATGCAACCAACATCAGACAGAAGCGAATGGAAACATTACTCTTGGTAGTGTATCAGTACCAGGAACAAAGGAAAATCGTCTAAAGAAATGGCAGCAAGAAGTACATAAGTACGCCAATCCATATTCTTTGTGTTGTTATACTATTGCGTCCGATTACAAGGCAGCAGTAGACCAGCGTAGTAAGAATATGATGATTGCTTTCTATTTGGAGCCAGATGGAACGATACGAGCCTACTTTAATCATTGGTACGATGGTGACTGTGTAGACCGTAGTGATAATGATTGCGGTCTTACAATTCCTTGGGATATGGATGCCGTTACTTCACATCTATACCAAGGTTGGGATAGTGTAACATTCGTGCAGACGTATGCAGCACCAAACTTATGGGTAGACGATAGTGGCACAACGACTATCACACTACATGAAGTGGCGGCTGCTATGCGTAAGACAGAACGCAATAGTAGAAAAGTATTCAGTGCTGACGGCTGCTATTACTATTGGATTACAAAGCGTCTGTCACGTTGGGCAAAGGTTATCAGTTCTTTTGATGGTGAACGTAAGTATATTCAGAACTCTACAGCAGCAGCCAACTATTTCTACGCACTTCACGGCTTGCGTTTGGAAGACTTACCAGATTACCAGCGTAAACGCTTTAAGCTGCGTGACGGCTATTATCAGGTAGGCGACCTATATACGGCACCATTCAAAGCACGTATGATGGGAGAAATCTCCATTAAGATAACAGCAGCGCAAGATGGTTTCTTTGGTTTAGGAGAAGACCGTGCGGACACTGTTACCGATAGCTGTTACCTTAGAGCAGGTGAGAGTTACACATTAAGAGCCAATGCAGCGCAGGAGAGTGGTAAGATGGTGTATGTGTTTGGTGCTGACAAATTAGCAGTACTTGATATATCAGCGTGTACTCCAAAGCAAGAGGGATTCGACATCAGCACTTGTACACTATTGGAAGAGTTGATTGTCGGTGGAGAAAGTTATACACCTGCCTACACAACAGGCGTTCTGACCTCTCTTAATCTTCCTGCAATGCCATTCTTAAAGAAGATTGACATACAACACACTAAGGTGCTTAGTGTGCGAGCAGAAAACTGTCCACGTTTAAAGACATTCCTTGCTAAGGGTAGTACGTTAAGAGCATTCACTCCTGCAGAGGCTTGTCCTTTGGAAGTAGCACAATTCCCTGCAAGCATGACAGACATTGTGTTTGTAGGTTTGACAAAAGCCACTTATCCTAATGGAGGTTTGACATACGAGGGTTTGAGTAATGTGAGCAGCGTGCGTATACGTAGATGTCCGAATATAGACCCAGTAAGAATATTGGAAGATACAGTTGCCGCTGGTGCTACTATTAGTTCCATTTCGATAAAGGATGTTGAGTGTTCAAAGAAAGATACCGTACTATCAGCAATGAAAGAAATGGGTACACGTGGTATTAACTCGGAGCACACTAATATCTGTGATGGTTTAAGTGGTACATGGGTACTCACGAAGTATATTGAAGATAGTAAGCTTGCAGCTTTGAAAGAGTATTATCCGAACTTGACAATACATCAGTCGCAATACTCACTGATAGTCTTTGATGATACTATTGATGATCCTGCTAATATTAGCAACCTTGACAATGAGACTGGTCAGATGTTCTCTAATGACTTTGTACCAAGTGCGCACGTAGCTAAGATTAGACAGCAACTTATACCAGTTAAGGGAAAACTTAACACAGAGAGGAATGTGTGGGAGGGCGTTAAGGTATCAGAAACGAATTATCACAACCTTGCTAATGGAGTTGAATTTGATTATACCGATAAGGCTGCCGACGGCTTTGACGTGATGATGCGTTGTCCTGCAATGTGGTATAAAGGTATCAATGACTTCAAGAACCAGAAGAAATATATTGCATGGAGTAGTCTCGCTACCGAGCCATTATCTACAGCTAAGCGTGTCACACGAAAGAAGCTGAAAGATATAATCCTAAAGGCTAATACTGGTGTAATGTCTGAAAAAATCAGATTAAACGAAAGTACGTTGGATAGTGCTGGTGTTCTTGCAGAGGTATCAAATGTAGACGTTTACAAAATTGATGTTGCAGGAATGAAGCAAGTTAGATGGCCAGGTATGAATAATGCAACTGTAGGCGCATGCTTCCTTAATGCAGCAGGCACTATCATATCAAAGTACAATCTTGCAATAGGCAATACCGCCTTTGACTTCATTGATGGAGACTATGTCTTTATAGATGTGCCGCAAGGTGCTAATGAGTTTGTATTCTCGTCAAGTAATGTAAACTCTGAATTAGAGGCTATTGCAGTAGACAGTACAGAGATAGAAGCCATTGAGCCTGATTGGGTACGCAATGAACCATGGCTATTGGGTGTTTATCAAGCATCAGTAGATAGTCTACTTAGACTACGTTCTGTATCTGGAGCAACAGTACAGAGAGGTAGTAATAATAACCGCACATCTTCTGAATGGCTATACGACGAGGAGGGTTATGCAACTAACACACCTGTACGCAAGATGGAGTTTACCTATAAAGACTTCCAAAATCTTGCACACCGCAGAGGTAATGGATATCAGATGATAGACTATGATATGTCTAAACTGATGGCTGTTCTCTGGTTCTCATTGTCAGGTACACGTGATTCACAGTTGGTTTGTGGTTACGGCAATGGCAGTAGTGATGTTACAGGCTATCGTGATGATATTGGTAACTCTGATAGTAGACGTGAAGATAGCAGAGGGACAAAGTGCTTAGGTCTTGAGAGTTTCTTTGGTGTCTATTACGAGTGGGAAGACAACGTTGCCGTAAACATACCGTCTTATCGTCAGTATATGAAAGACAAGACTGTAGAGGTTAACACTTATCCAACAGACGCTATATGGCATATCTACGACCCTGTCAGCAAGACAGAACGCCTTGTGCAAGGGACTAAAGATAGTGGTTACTGTATAGCACGTGTAAGACATGGACGCTATTGTGACATAATTGCTTCAAGGTCAAGCTCTGATAATAGCAGATGGGCATCCAACTATGCTGACGGGCAATGGTATAATCATGCAAGGAGCCGTGTTGTCGGGCGTTCGAATAACAGTGCGCATGCGTTTGGCGGTCTCGTCTTTGCGGATGCGGGGTTCGCATCATCGCAGTCGTACTCGTACATCGGTTCTCGGCTTGCCTTCCGTGGAAAAGTTGAGATAAACGAATAAAGCGTAAAAGCGCAAAGCGTCGGTGGGCGAAAATCCGCCACGCTTTGCTCTTCAATAAATCAAGGTAGAGGATTCCGAAAGCCGTGTTGTCGGGCGTTCGAATA